TCAGTACCGGCAATGGCAGCGGCGTCCCCAATGTTTGTTAGATATTGTGTGAGTTGTTTCCCAGGTTTAATTCCTGCCGCCACTGCACTTGCGGCCGCTGTTGCCGCGTCACCCAGACCAAACGCTGTCCCTTTAACAGACTTTAAGGCGGAATCCATGATCTTATCAACCGATTTCGTGCTATGCCCCAACGCCTCAAGCTTTGCCTTTGCAGTGTCAATGTCTTTAAGTCTTTGGAAACCTTTTGCCAACGTTAAACCAGCCAATGCGCTTCCAAGCGCGATGACGGGTTTGGTAATGCGGTTTGTCATCTTTTTTCCGAAACTGGTCATAGAATCGCCGACGTTCGATATGCTTTTTCCAATTCCTTCGACCCTGTTGGCAAAATGTTTTACTTGTGATTCCGCTTGACCAAAAGATTTTCCGAGACCGGAACTGTCACCTAAAATACCCACGGTTAAATTCCCAAGAAGGCTCATGTCGTTTTCTCCCCTTCCGGCCTCTTAATCCTGTCGCCGTATTTCTCGTAGAATTTCTTTTTGTCCGGCGTTTGGTCACGAACTTGCCGGCGCCGTTTTCTCGGATCAGGTTTTTCTTTCGCACCAAAAAGGCCAACCGCCATGCGGCTGACCAAAATGTTTGATTTATTTTCTTCATGTTCTAAACCATAATCGTAGTACAACAAGATCTGGTCGAAACTCATATAATCAAGCAGGTAGTCCGGTGTCGCCCAGGCGTACATAGCGCCCATTCGCGCAAAAATACGCCCCAACTCTATGGGTTGGGGCTTACCGCGTTTTTTCCTACTTGTGCCTTGTTAGCCCGATCTTGCAAGGGCTTTAACACAAATTCGAGCAATGCTAACAGTTGTTCCATGCTCGTATTATCAACAATCCAGTCCGTCGAAATATCTGGCTTAGACGGTTTGCAAATTTTGGCGACAAGATCAAGCATCAAGTCAAACGCTTCATCCCCGCCGCTTTGGAAATCATCTTTCTTTTTAGCAACCTCCAACATGACGCGTGTCGGCACTTTAGAAACATCAATCTCTTCCCCAGCCAGTCGGATAGCCCGTTTATCGGGAACAAGTTTGTCCAGGTCAAGAATTTCAGGTTGCGACATTAAGCGACACCTCCGCCACCGGACGCAACACCTTGCTGATCCTCTATGACAAAGAGTTGTTCACCAACTGCCTTGCTTGTATCAAGCGTTCCAGTCATGCGTACAGAAGTTGTAGCCGGGTCTTCGCTATCGGATTCAGGAAATTCGATATTCAACCCATCTTCCACAGTTGATTTGAAAATCGTAATACTAAATTCCCTATCTTGATCATCATAGTTCGTGATTTTTGCCACACGAGGTTGAAAAGTGCTAATCCCACCGGAAAACAACTTTACTGCCGCTGGAGTACCTTTTGTTTCATCAGCTGGAACATTTTCCAACTTATCAATCCCGCCGCGGAGTTTTTGAAGTTTTTCAAGATTGATTTCCATCAAGTCCCCTTCAATCGATGCCTGATGGTTATTGATCCCGACTTTGATGACCCCAGCATTATCGCTTGTTACCTGAACCTGATCCCATGTTTCTTCGAAAACAATAGAGTTCATCGCCCCCAAATCTATGAGATCTTCCTCTGTTTCTCCAACTTCAAACTTCGCCGACCCAAAACGGATTGTATTTGAGTTTTGAACGGTTGTCATGTTTCGTGCCATTATAAAACCTCCCTGTAAATAATCTTGAAATCTACTGATACGTGGTAGAGTTTTGTATCCTGTTCATATTGCTCATAAGTACCTTCATGGACACATTGAATGACCCTTGTTCCACCGATATCACCTTTGAACCGCTGTAAAGCTTTGGTGATTTCCGTTGCCACCTGTTTCGCTTCAACATAGCGATTAGAAAAACAGGAAAACTGAAAACGCGGGTATGCCACATCAATGTTATGAAAACGAACGCCGGATACTTCCAAGTAAGCGACCGATGGCATTGCCGGTTTTTCAGGCAACCAACCGGGATATAGGCGTTGACCAATCAAATCAGTTAATGATTTATGTGTGAGTAAAAATGTCCTCAATTCCGTAGAAAACATCGGCCACCTCCTACTTGATGATCTTCTTCAAGCCCTCGATTAAGTGCTGACGTATTTTCCTTCGGTTCTTGTCCAATGACGGGCGCATAAATGGACGTGGGGGCTGCCGGGATGACCCCAACTCATAGAAAGTAATGTAGAAATCATCACCGCCGCCGACCTTTACATTGGCATAGAAGCGCCCATTTTTATCCTCGCCGACTTCGATATGCAACGTCTCTCTTGAAAGACCAGATTTAATTGGTACCCGTGCATCCGCCTCACGGAAAACAATTTCAGCGGCTTCACTGATTAGATCGTGAAGTGCTTTTTTTGTTTTCTTATCCGCATTTTCGAGTGCCCGCAATACATCTTCAACGCCTTCGACCTTAAGACGCATCTTTGAAAATTTTTTATAAGCCATCACTGCCACCATTCAGGCTGATGTTCCCAACCTTCAGCGGTTTGAACTTTATCCTTGAATTCAAGGCATTTTTCGCAAAAAAAGCGGTCAATACGCTTCCATTGATTCCCCGATGATACCCCCATGGATGGCCGCTCACCTTTTTGCCTGACGCTTTCCATGTAAACAAATTTGTGATCACACATCATTGCTGCTCCTTGCACATGAGTTCCAACTTTACATTGGCGAACTTAGGATTGATGTCATAAAGAATCTCGAACTCAGCACCGCTTTTGTTATGTCGAACCTTCATTGTGCGGTCAACATCATCTCGGTAACGGATTGTTACTTTTGTTGTAACTTCCGCGTTGGCTTGCTGTGCGGCAAAAAGTTCGCGCCCTGACAATGGCTCGATGGCCGCCCAAACGATTGTCACCGGTTGCCATTCGTCGATAGGCTGCCCCGCTTCGTCCACGTCATCGGGACCGGGTGGACGTAAGATCGTCACACGCTTGTTTAAATCATTTACCAACGATTTAGCCATCTAACCACTTCCTGTCGTTCCGCCCGATGGCACATAACACCAACGAAGTTGATGAGCAATGGTCTTAATTGTGAACCGCGCTTTCTCCCCTGGTGCTTTGCCGACCAGTTCCCGATTTTCATACCAATCCGAGACAAGTACCAAGCAGTACAGTTTTGCCAGTTGATTCTGCTTGTCAAACTCGATGCCAGTTGAATTTTTGAGATATTCCTCTGCGGCACCAACCAACATTTTAATAGTCATATCATCTTCGCCATCCAACCGGCACCACTCTTTTGCTTCTTCCGTGGTAACAATCATGATTTACCGCCTTTTTTCTTTTGCGGAATCGGATCTTTGATTACACCGGCTTGAAGAAGATGTTTTTCTTTCTTGCCCTTGACATCAATCGTCGTTCCAGCCTTGATACGTTTATTATCATCAAGATCCAAGTATTCAGCGACCGTTTTATATTTTGCCATTCACTCACCTCCAAAGAGGCAGCGCTATGCCGCCCCTTTATTCTCCGCCACCACCGCTTGCTACAACATCAAGAATGACATATGGCGAAACTTGCGTTGAACCATCCTGAAGCGTCAACGGTTCATTTACCCACGGCTTACCATCGACGTTCCAGAAAGCTTTAATAACCGTTTTGTTGGCTGTAAAGTGAACGTGTTCAGAAGCTGATACGAACGGGCCTGAACCATCTTTGATAAGATAGTACGAAAAGTCTACCAGCATCAAATCACCTTTTGTTCCCGCCGCAACGGTTTTACCAGTGAATTTGATTGGAATACCGGCCAGAGTGGACGGAACGCCCTTCGTTGCGTCACCTTGAATGAAAATATAATTTCCATTCGGATCCTCAATAGTCATTAACTGCGGCAAAAGGCTTTGATTGGCGACAAACACTGCACCACCGACGGAATCCGGAGGAAGTTTCGCTAACATATTCACAATTTCTGGATATCCAACCTTACCCGCTGCTGCACGGTTAACCGTCATTCCGCCAGCTGCATTGATGACACCGGACGGCTTGCCTGTTCCATCACCTTTCAAAAACGCCAAGTCTTCAGCGTTTGCCATTGCACTACGTAAAAGATTGGACAAGAAACTCGATGCTGCTGTCCAGTTGCGAAGCAATTTATCTGTAACGACGATGTGACCGGCAACTTCCTGAGGTTGAAGTGTCACTTCGCGGAGTTGGGCATCAGTTTGTGGCTTTTCAGCACCTTCAGCAATCCATGAGACAGATACCCCTCCAAGTGCCCCTTTTGCACCTTGGTCAAAAGCCGGCATCGTCAGTTTTGCGTCCGGAGGTGTACCAGCTGGGATGACATTTGCCCTCGGACGGACAATCGCTGCTTCATCATTCATACGGAGCAATTCTTCCCGGAACTGATCAGGAACAGCAAAACCGCCTTGTGCATCGTCCCCCATGCTTTGGTCACTGGCAGCATTAAGTTTTTCCAAACGCCCCGATTTGTCCCCGAAACGAACAGCATTTACAAATTCACCGAAATTATGGAATCCGCCATTATCTTTTTCGCCATCTTTCGGAAATTTTCCGGTTTGGATGTTTGATGGACGGAACGGCTGATTCACCGGTTGATTCAATTCACGCTCACGGGCAGCAACCTTTTGCTCTCTATTTACTTTCGCTTGTTCTTTCTCAATGTCTGAATCAAGGTTTTCAATTTCCTTGTCTAAGTCATCAAATTGCTTGATCTCATCTTCCGTAAGATCGCGTCCTTCTTCCTTAGCTTTGTTCAACAAATCACGCTGTTTTTGCACCTTTTCAGCGCGTTTTTGAAGCATTTCTTGTAAGTTCATATGGATAACCTCTTTTCATTGTTTTGGATTTTTCTTTCAAAAAAAGAAAGCGACTGTTTGGACCGCTTTACTTCTTTTTCATTGGTGAATTTGTCTTTCATGTTACGAACCTTGTCGATGACTTCTTGTGGGAGCATTTGCGAACCAAAACTTGCTGAAAGCTGTAATTGACCATCATCAAACATGATTTCGTCAACTAAGTTTTTTTCCTTGGCCTGTTGTGCGTTAAGCCATGTTTCCTTGTTCATGAGATTCAATAATTCTTCTTCTCCCAATCCACTTTTCAAGCGGTACGCGTTGGCAATCGTCTTGTTATAATTCTTCAAAACGTCGGATTCATGTTTCAAATCCCGATAATCACCACGGGCAACAGATGAAACATTATGAATCATCATTTGAGCAGTTGGGCTGATCATCGTTTTGTCGCCAGCCATCGCAACAATAGATCCTGCGCTTGCAGCAATACCAACGATTTTCACGGTGACGTTGCCTTTGTAATCTTTTAGAGATGTGTAGATTTCTGACCCAGAGAATACATCGCCGCCTGGTGAGTTAATGATGGCTTCGATTTCATCACCATTCGCTTCGTCAAGTCCCGCGTTCACATCATCCGCCGTCACATTCTCTATATCGAAAATGTCATAAATCCATTTGACATCCTTCGGAATGATCACGCCTTTGATGTTTATCTTCTTCATTCACTCACCTCCTGTTTAGGCTGTTGTTTCGGTTGTTGCTTGTTCGCCGTTTCCACGCTAATCATATTGCCATTGACAAGATAAGCCTCACCGACCTCACCGGTGATCGGATTCCGATCTTCTTCAGCACGCCATTCATCGCCGTTGATCACGCCGTTTTGACGTTGTATGGCAAGTCCTTCCTGACGGCTTTTATAATCTCCACGCAGCAGCGCATCAACGTTGAATTTCGCGTGATAACCTTGTTCGCGCTCCGATGGAGTGAATAGCTTCCAATTGATGGCCTGTTCCCAACCTTTGAGGTAAGGCATAAGTGTGTACATAACGAATTCTAGGCTTTGGTGTTCAATGTTGGAAAAGGTCGCGCGTTCCAGATTAGAAATCATATGGGGAGGCACCCGAAACAACCCGCAAATTTCCGTTTGGTTAAACTTGCGAGTTTCTATAAATTCAGCGTCTTTCAGTGGCATAGGGATTCTATTAAACTTCATCCCTTCTTCCAAAATGAGCGGACGCCAACTGTTTGCCATGCCCTGTCCTTGTTCCTCAACCCATTCTTTCAAATGCTTATATCCCGGATCACCAAGTTTTCCAGGGTGTTCAAGGACGCCGCCGACGTTCATACCCTGTCCATAGAACCGGGCAGCGAATTCGTTCGCCGCAATCCCCATTCCAACAGATTCAGACGCCATTCGAATCGGGCTATATCCAATTAGCCCATCATATCCTAGACCGGGAACATGAAGGACCCGCTCCTTCGGGAAAACTTCAAATTTACCTCTGTCATTGATCCGGTATTTGATTTGATCATCGGATGGATCACGAAATGGCTCACATTGATCCCAGGGGACAGGATAAAGATCGATTGGGTTCCCACGACGATTAAACGTGATAACGGAATAACAATTCCCCGATAAAACCTGATGGCCAATCTCTGTTTCCCGCCATGTCATAGAGGTCATTTCATCGTTTGGAAGATCATGCAACAATCCATATACCGGATGCCCTCTTGCTTTCTCTTTTCCGCCGTTTTGCTTTTCTCGATATACGAAAAGAGGCAATGTCCCGATAGTCTCCGCAATAACCCGTGCACAAGAATAAACGGTAATGTACCTCATCGCCGATTCCTCATTTACATCGACACCAGAATGCGTTTGCGCTCCTCTAAATAGCCGGCTTAATGCGCCATCCCAATCACCTCCAACAGAATAAGATTTGCTGAATAAATTCGAAATGATACTCATGAACTACCTCCTTTCCTTGGAGGAAGCCCGATCCACATTAAAATAAAACCACCAATGATGAACATGGCAGGGGGATAAATCAACCACAAGCCTGCTATCAAACTAAAAAAACCTACCACTAGGCAGATTTCTCGAATAGGTTCCTCTTTATTTTTCATAGTGACAAGATCCCCCTCGATTCGTAAACAGATTCAACATTCTCACCCATAGCGATTGCCGTAGCCATGGCGTTGATTAGAGCTACGGTTAAGTCAATTCTTTCATGAGACTTGTTTTTCATTGGTTTTATGTTTTCATTGCCATCCACAGCGATAACGACGTTCCCGAAGCACCACCTGGCAAGCGGATTCTTTTCATGTGTGAAATGCCCGGATTTCATAAACCGTTCTATCGCCTTCATTGCCGGACTCATAAAAGCCATGGTTTGGTTGATCTCAATGACATCAATCCCTTCGCGCATGAGTCTTTGAGTCAACATCCGGCTATTCCACGGGTCAGTCCCGAGTGTTAAAATCTTGTATTGTTTATTCGCACTCACGATCCGGGATTCCACGAAATCATAATCTACGACATTACCAGGTGTAGCATGTAGGTATTTTTCATTCACCCATCGGTCATAGGGAACATGATCGCGCTTAACACGTTCTTTCATATTGTCTTCAGGAATCCAAGCATCAAAAACGGCCCGCCAGTCTGGTATCCCATCCTGCGGTGGGAACAGATAACAAGCCGCCGTAATGTCCGTTGTACTGGAAAGGTCAAGCCCCGGGTAACATTTTTTCCCTACTAATTCTGAGAGATTCCATTTTCCATTAGTCTGATCCCACAGAGTGAGCGGTTGCCATCCAATCTTTTTAAGCGCAATCCACTGATTTAAACGCAACCATCGAAAAAGGCGCTCCGTGGCTTCACTGTTGCGGGCCGAAAGCGCCTCTTGCCTGAGTGTTTCAATTTGTATCGTATGTCCTAAGCTGGGATTGACATCGTACCAAACGTTTTCGTCAAAAATATCAACATCTTCCGGTGCCCCGTATATTTTCGCATACCAGGCTGGATCTTCGATTTCACCTGTTATCACTTTCCTTGCATATTCGTGTATCTCCCAACCGATCGACGTCCGATCAGGGTCATCTCCTGCTGTAGTAATGACCCACCAGAGCGGTTCCTTTCGAGCCGAACCGGCCCCGAATGTCATAACATCCCATAAATCCCGATTTGGTTGGGCATGGAGTTCGTCGAAGATAACAACGGTTGGATTGATTCCGTGTTTTGTATAGGCTTCGGCAGAAAGGACTTTTAAGGTCGTTCCGGTTTCTGGATTACTGATTTCTTTTTTACTGTCGAGTACCTTCAGAAAACCTTCTAATTCTTCATCCTGTTCTATCATTCCACGTGCAGCCTTATAAACCAATGTAGCCTGTTCTCTGTCAGCTGCACAACAGTAAATTTGACCACCTGGCCCATCACAAATGAGATGATAAAGGGCGATGCCGGCGATCAAAGAGGTTTTCCCGTTTTTCTTTGGGATTTCAAGATAAGCGTAACGATACTGTCTTAATCCGTCATCCTTCACAGTCCCGTAAACATCCCACAAAATATCATGCTGCCAGTTTAAGAGTTTGAAAGGTTGTCCATAAAAGTCATCAACCGCGTGAAGCATCTGGATAAACTCTATCGGTTCCAACGCCCGGTCCTTATCATGTGGCATGGGAACCACCTGCCCGTTTCTTTATGAACTGAGCCATTTGGGATTTTTTTGGTTTTTCTTGTGGCTTTTTAGGGATGGCCCGCAATCGACCCGCCGGGTTTAAGAATAGACGATCTTCTAGTTTGAGAATTGCATCTCTAGTTTGATTCAGTTTCGTTGTTGCCTTGTTCATAAATTCGTACAGTTCCAATTTACGCATTAGACCATCCGTTTTTTCAATTTCTTTGATGATCGTGTCAAATTGATTCTGAAGCTGCTTTTCTTGGCTAACCATCAGACAATAACGATTTATTGCTTCCTGGTCAAGACCATCCACAAACTGGATATGCTTATATAGTTTCCGTAACCTCAAAAATTCCTTGTGAGCAACCGGATCAGATTTCACAGAAGGTGATTCCCGAAAATTGATTCCGGTATAGACTGCCTGCTCCATTTTCTCCCGATGCTCAATTTCGGATTTTGTTTTCTTATTCTTATTGCCTTCCAGTTTAATCAATTGAGTTGGTTGGCTCTGTCTCACGGAATCACCTCCCTTAAAAAAACTTTGAAAAACGACTTTTTCTCACGCGTGGG